GTATGGCTCTGCTGGTTTATTAGCAGTTCCAAATTCATTTGCAATAGCACGAGCATCATAAAATCTATCTTGATCTCTATAAAACTTTTTAGCAAATTTTCTATATTCAGATTTATCTTTGCCGCTTTCTGCAAAAGAAGCGCGAAGCTGTTGTTTTAACTTTTTGGGAATTGGTTTAGTAGTCACTAAAGCGATTGCTGAATCGGTAGGCTTAACATATTTTGATCTCATATCTTTATTTGTAGGTCTTCGACTAACAATAGATAATGATCTATCTAGCATGCCTGTATCTTTAGGAACTAATCCTTTAGCCATAGCTAACACAGGCTTCATAGCTTCGGCAACAGTTTTTACAAGAATTCTACTTGTTTTTTTACTATCACCAATTTGAACTCTTAAATCTTCAAATACATCAAGAGTTTCTTTAACCCCTGATACTTGAAATTGAGTTTCCATTAATCTGCCTTAATTATTTTATGATAAATCGCATTATTTAGTTTAATTGCATAATCAACCGCTTCTTCAGGTGTGAGTTTATCCGCATGGTGCTTTGCAATCTCATGGGCTAAATTAATTCCTGTTAAGCGTTGTTGGGCAAACCCAAACCAATTCTTTTGACCAGAACCAGCTTGGGATACCAAATAACTTAATAAATCATCACTTGTTTTAATTTGTGTTGTCATTTCTTTTCCTTTTTTAATTAACTGTTTGACCAGCCATATAAGTTACCGCGTGGGTGAACTGTAAACATGCATTTAGCTTCAGCAGTTGGATTTGGATCAACTTTAAATTCACCAACTCGACCAACGAAAGCATAAGCAACTGAATCTGTGCCGTCTGTAGCTAAAACAACAAATGTTCTGTCGATTGTGCCAACATAAGCATCATTGCGCATCACTAATAACATTGGATCATCAGGATTCCATGCAGCAGTAATTGTCATTGAAGTTGGAGCTGCTTGTGTAGGGATTTTGTCAGATTGACGGCTACCAGCAACATTGAAAGAAGCAACTGCATCATCTTGACCAAATGCAGGGATAGCTTCAACAGGAACTACTGTTGTTGGATCAGCAATAGCTGAAACATCAGCCCATGTTGATAATTCTGCAATAGTTAAAGGTGTAGGTGTCGCAGTATCTTGAGCGTAAAGGGTAGCGCTAAACCCAGGTAAGACTTTATTTGGAAGTGCCATAATTTATTTCCTCACATTAAAAATTAAAAAATCTTATGTTGGTATGTATAAGGTGCAATCCATAAATATATTAAATAGATTGATCTCATTGTCGTATCCATTATATAACCACACTACATCCGCTTTAGATATTGGAAAATGCGTTCCGCTAGGGTCACCAAAAATTCCACTATAACCATGTAGAGCTTGCAAAATAGTATTTGCAGTTTCAAAACTGTTTGCCATGCTAGTAGAGAAAACACTCATTTGAAAAATGGGCGTATCTATACCTTTTATGCTTTGTATTTGACCTGTATAAACAGGTTGATGGACATTTCTTAATTGCCATGTTACAAAGTCATTTTGTGTAGCAAAATTTCTGTTGAAATTAGCATACACAGGAACAGGTGATATTATATCACTTAACTGCCATTGTATGGCTTTTGCATAATCATTTACATTCTGTTGGGTAGCCATATTAAACCTTTGTTTCAGGATCAGAACGATAGCACATTAAGGTCACAGACATTCTGTCATTAGATTCAAGAACATCAGTAATTCGCCAATCTTTAGCGCGCCAAGTAATAGAATAAAGGTTTTGATTGTCCACAATATCCTTCATCCATGGGGTGTAATTCATTGTGAATTGAATCAAGTCTTGATAGACACGATATCTTTCAGTAATAGCAAGAGAATTTTTTACATCAGACACTAAAGGTCTAGTTGTAAATTTCTTTGTTATTGTAGTAGTGTATTCACCATATTCGTTAGTGCCGAATGTTAGTGTATTAACATCCACATTCTCATAGCGTTTAATAGCCATTATATTCTCACATTATGAGGGGTTTGTATGGTCTTAATAAAGCATCTACACCATAAGGAATAACTTGAAGTTTGCTTAATGTTGTTTCTGAACGATTATTATATAAATGCGTTAGTAACAATAAAGCCGCTTGTTTAATAACAGGATAAGCTTGTAAGAAGTTAGCATTTTGAGTGTATTCCACTACCAAAGGGCTTGTTCTATTCATGCTTATATTGCTTGGAGTGCCATTAGGCAAAATTACTTTATTGCCTGTAGAATCGTAATAATAGTCAGTTGCAGGCAAAGCAACTAAAACGCTTGGTGTGTTTCCATTGTAATAAGCAACTTTATTAATAGTCACTCCACCTGAATTGAAGCTATCTTTATAAGATACTTCAGGCAAATCTAAACAAACAGGACTTGCATATAGTGAAGTAATACCATAATAAACTCGATATGAAGTAGGGAAGATAGACATACCGAGATAATCCTCGATATGCATTCTTACCGCTAATTCTAAACCCTCTAAATAATTATCTTGAGATTCATCACCAAACAAGTTTAATTGATTGGTGATTTCGTCTAAAGTGAGCCAATTTGTCGTTAAGTCGCGACTTATTTGCTCTACTTTATCGTAGTTAAAAGGATTGCGAGTGCTTGCGTATGGAACTTGTCCAAGCGTATCAGCCATTTATTATGCCCCTACTAAAAATACACCTGCATAAGGATTGCGAACTGTAGATGCTAATCTTTTTTCAGCATATAAAGTTACAAAGCCAGGTGCAGTTTGATCGAAACGCTTAATATTCATTTCTTCAGCATCAGCAATTGTATAGAATTGATCCCAATTTGCTAACACACCTGAAATTTTACCTGAAGCTGGAGCATCAAGATATGGATTAGGTATTACAGGGAATCCAAATAAATAAGCTAAAGCACCGCCATCATCATCGCCTGTTTCAACAAACATTGGTTGGCCGCCTGTTGATCCTTTTAATTTTCTTAATTGAGAAATTAAAGCTGGATGTAAGTGCCATGCAGTTGTAGGTAAGCTCCAATATTGACCAGGCAATAAACTTGCCGCATTAACAATATCATCATAAGTAATTGCATTATATGTAAAAGCTTCATATAAAACTGTATGAATACCATTTGTTATAGCTGTGCCTGAAGTTCCATAAGCTGCCGCTGAAGTGCTTGTGCCATAAACTCCAAGACCGCGTAAACCATCAGTTCCGCCTGTTGCAGTTGTTGTTGATCCTGCTTGATCGTTATTTGTAGCCATAGATTGTGCTTCTAAAGCTGAAAATTCGAGCATCAAATCATTCACAATAGCTGATTCAATATTATTAATATCTGACATTGCCGCAGTTCTAATTGGCAATTGTGCAGTTATAACTCTTGTTGGAAGTTGCCAAAAAGAAGTAGCAATATTAGGGCTGCCACTATCAGGAACTACCGCATAAGTCCAAGGGTTAGTAGAGTTAGCAGCGTTACCTGTTTTAGCAACAAATTGAGCCGCTGAAGTATTTGTGGATTTGATTTGACGAGAACCTTGTCTGAAAGGATTAGCATAACGGAGTGCCGCGAATGCATCGTCAAAGTATGTTTTACCACCAATATTTAAACCGCTACCTGTAAGCGCTGACGCTTCCTTAACATCTTGGGCTTTTTCCTCAAACAGATTAACTGTGGCTTCGCCTTCAGTTAGTGCTGTCTTAATGCCATTTAAAATTCTTTCAGATGTATTCATTTTTCTTTCCTAAATTAATTAAAGAGAGGGGCAGTTTCCTACCCCTTTCCAAATTACAAATTACTAAACAGAAGTTGCTCTGTAACGAACTAAAGCAAAAGGATCAACAACAGAAGTTGCTAAACGCTTTTCACCATAGAATGTAATGTAACCAGGCAATGTTTGGTCGTAACGGCGTAGAACCATATTTAAACGATCAACAATTGCATGGCAACGATTCCAGTCCCCAAAATACATTGGATAGCGATTTGCTTGTGCGTCTTCAGCAGCAATGATTGGGTTATCAAGATATTTATTAACAACAACATCAAAGCCTAATAAAGTGCCAACAATGCCATCTTCACGAGCTAAACCATCAATATAAATTGGACGGCCATTGTCATCAGTTAAACCACGAATTGCAGCAAGCATGAGTGGGTTAATGATAAATTTAGCAGTTGGTGTCCAATATTGTTGTGGTAAAGCATAGATAAAGTTCACAATGTCTTTATAAGAAACATTGTTTACTGAACCGCCACCATTGGTTACTAATTGGTCGTAAGTAGCTACATCGTGTAAGCCACTTGTTGAACCTGTGCCTGATGATCCGTATGCTGAAGGTGTTGTTTGACCTGGAGCATAAGTAGCTGCTTGACCTGGATATTGATTTAAACCGCGTAAGCCGTTTGAACCGCCGTATGGTAAAGAAGTAGCACCTTGGTCATCATTTTGAATCATTGATAAAGCTTCTTGTTGGCTGAATTCAAGCAACATATCGCTAACAACATTTGATTCTAGGCCATCGATATCATCAAGAGCCGCAGTTCTGATTGGGAACTGTGTATTTAAGTCTTGAAGTGTTAATTGCCAAATTGTTGTAGCTTCAGTTGTTGGATTTGGACCAGATGAAGTGTTGTTATTGATTGGATAACCCCACATAGCACCAGCATTACCTGTTTTAGCTCTGAATTGATAAGTAGCACCATCAGTTGCAACAGCACGAGAAACACCACGCATAGGGTTAGCTAAACGAAGTGCAACGAATACTGGATCATAAGCTGTTCTACCGCCTACGCCTGCGCCTGAACCTGTTAATGCTGAAGCTTCTTTGATGTAAGCATCATATTGACCAGCATCTTCAAAGAGTTTTACTTCTTTGTCATGACGACCGCCATTTTTAACAAATTCAGCAAGTTGTGATTTAACCATACGATTAACTTCTTGGCTGATTGATTTGTATGTTTTGATTACTGAAGGAGCTTGAACTGAAGCAACTTTAGCTTCAAGTGCAGCAACTTTTTCATCAAAAGAAGCTACTGTTTCAGCAAGTTTAGCATCAACTGAAGCTGTTACTTCTTCAACTTTTGCTAAATTAGCTGCTTCAATAGCATCTAATTTTTCAATAATTTTTTCTGACATTTGATTATCCTTTTAAACGATTGTTAAGTTTTTTAAGAAGTTCTCTTTCCTCAAAAGCTTTGAGTAGAGTTTCTTCTTGATTTACCACCGCATCGGATTCACTCTGAATAGGTGTATTTTCAACTTCAACTTTAGTCTCATCACGAGTTTCTAAAATTTGTTTGAAAATTGAAGACGCGGTGGTCGCATCTTTTCTTGAAAGTTTTGCATCACGCAATGCCTTCTCGATTAGTTTTAAGTCTAAAGAACCATCAGGTCTAAAGCACTCTAATTTCGAGATATTACATTCTAGGTTATTAGGATTCATAACAATTGATACTTCGCGCAATCCGCCTTTTTTAATTTGGAAATATCCATCTTCATCAGCGCCTACTTCCATACCTTCAGCATCAACCATTGAGTATTCGTCAGCATAAGCGCCAACAGAAACACCGCCAACCATAGCTGGTGATTCTTTCATAATTGTATAAAGGTCTTTACCAGCAGTTGTATTCGTAAATAAACGGCCTTTAGCATCCATACCTTCATCAGTAAATGAAAACTCTTGCCATTCACCTACAGGCATTGACATATCGTTATGTTGGAAATACATTGGGAGTGGTTTACCTGATTTAGCAAATTCATCAGCCCATTGTGCAAAACCTTCGGGTTGATAATTAAATTTACGACCATCAGCGCCTTCTCTTGCGCCCCAAGTTGTTACAGTAGCTTCAATAGCTCCTACTACATCAGCAGCTTCATCGGCAGATACACCTAGAGCTACTTTTGATTCAAATAGAAACTTAATATCTTTAGTCATTGATTGGCACTCCCTTTTTTTTCATTCCGTTGGTTTCAACAGGTTGAGGTTTTCTCTTTTTAGCCTGTTGGGTTAATTTATCGAGCAACTCTTTTAATGTCATTAGGCTTTTCCTGCCTGACCTGTTTTGCCAACCACATCTTTATTACCGCCGCCACCAGTTGATTGTGGGGAAGTTCCAGGGATTGGATTAGCTTGTTTTGATGTATCTTTTAATTCGTCTGCACCATCTAGGTTTTGTTTACCTAAATATTCGCGTGCCTCATTAGGTGTAATTATACCATTATTCACACCCGCTACTGCGTAATTCATTTGATCTAGCGGAGCGCCTTTAAGAAAATCTTGAGTTTGAAATTCAATACAAAGATTTGGATAGCCTGATAATAATGAAGTTTTAAATTTTTGTTGGATATTAGTAATTAAAGGCAACATTGTTGATTTGTAGAATTCGTCAAGCATAGTTTGAGTGTTGTTATACTTTTGATCTGAAATTCCAAGCATAGCTGGAGGAACTCCAAACAATCCACAAATACGCTTCATAGTTTGTTCTTTTAATGCTCTAGCATCAGCATCTTGAAGTGTAAGCATATCTAATGGCATATATTTCATGCCGTTATCTAATAACATACCTTGACCTGGTTTAGATAGATCAGTTGATTTAGAACCTGTTAATGAAGTCCAAGCTTCTTTAAGTCTTGCAGCAATCTCTTTAAATTTAGCATCAGGAATAACTTGATCTGTTACAAACATGCCTGAAGGTTTCGCTCCGTTGAGCATGATGAAATTGCTATAAAGATCAATATCCTGATCCAAGCTTACAAGCTCTGTAGCCAAAATACCTTTATTAAAACCAGCGCTACCTTGCCATGCCATTTCTGATGCATGAATAACTTGGAAATATTCTAATGGCTCATCCTTATTAAATCCGTATGTCGAGGTAGATAAACGATAAGTCGGATATCTAGTCGGTGTTATTTGAGCGGTTATTAAGGTTGAATCTAAAAGATACATTTCCATAGGGGTTAGCGTAGGATTAGTTTGCTCCTTGCGCCATAAAGCAGTAAATGTTTCGCCTGATAAGTCATACCACATTGACCATTGATACCAAAACTCGTAGGCGGACTGATAATTATTTGGATTGTTGAGTAAGTTATAAACTGCTTTAGCTTTAGCTTTATCTCGTGCGGATACTTTAGAATCGGTTACTGCATCAACTAGCTTGCCATTTTCATCATAAGCCATGATTTTAATAGGTAGTTGTGCTAATGCGCGTGCTTTAGCATTGACGCAAGCCATAACTGTTGAGTTACGGCTCAACATTGACATATCAACAACGCGGCCTGCGGTATTGACAGAACTTGTAGTTACATAGAGAAGTTGGTTAGAAGCTTGAGTGCCTTGGGACTTGACATTGCGGAGTATATTATTTCCGAGGGCAGTTTGACCGAATAGCGTATTTGATGATCTATCATCGACTTTTGGTTTGAATATATCAAATAATTTCATGTTTTTCCTTTAAATACTTCTGAAACCAAACGAACTAGAAACGAATGGATTGTCTAATGAGCAATGCATAGCAATGATAAGTGCTATTATACCATCAACCTTTGCTGATTTATCAGCTTCGTTCTTTCTTATTTTGATATTTCCATTTACATCTTCATAGACTTCGCAATTACCTAATTGCCATCCAAGAAATGGATTTCCGCTATGTTTTATTTGATGTTGCATAATTAATTTTTCAGTATGCTTTGATGGATTGTTTAAAACGGCCATCCCTTGTCCTACTTTTTTGACAGGAATACTGTAATCATACAATCTTGCTACTAAAGAAGCGGCATTATAAGCATCATACCCTACTTCCTTAACATTATAAAGTGTCGCTTGTTGTTTTATATATTCTGATATCTCTCGATCATCCATAACATTGCCTTCGGTGATCTTTAATATTCCTGATCGAACTGCTTGATCGAATATAGGTCGATAATGAGTTGGAATTAATTCTAATCCATCTTCAGGTAAAAAGAATTGAAAGTGTGCATAGTAATCTTCTTCAGAATATCTTTTTAATACACATACTGCATTTAAGTCGCGAGTGGCCGCCAAGTCAAAACCAATAAATACTGCTTCAGGTTCAGCTTTATCTTCGCCAATAGAATCATCCCAATATTGCCTATCAATCCATGCCGTATTAGCACTCACATAAATGTTAAGTGTCTTACATAAAAACTCATTAAGTGCGGCAGGTTTTAATTTAGCTTGTTCGCATCGTTCTTTAATTGCATCTTGATAAATAGATACGCCATGCATAGGGTTTGCTTTAGCCCAAGTCTTTTCATCTCGCCAATCGTCTGCGGGATCAAGTCCATATAGTAGGCCAAACCATTTAGGATTATCAGGCGCTTCGCCATGAAGCATAGCTTCAAAAGCAATTAAGTCCTCATAGAATTTAGTTTCTTTACTAAATGATGCGGTAGTAATATAAATCCTTAAAGGATTCTTTCGAGCCACCATACCTGAATGAATGACCTCTATACTGTTACGATCAACAATCGCTGCTGCCTCGTCTATTATGGCGCAACTAGCATTCTTTCCGTCACCTGATTTTTTATTGTCTCTTGATAAAGCTTTAAATACAGTTTGAGCATCATTACTTTTACCAATTTCATATTTAGAAACTCGATAGCAAGCTTTGAGTTCTTCAGGCATAGAATCAACCATAGAACGAGCTGCATCAAAAACAATAGAAGCTTGTTCGCGATTGGTAGCTAAAGTAAATACTTCAGCACCAGCTTCATTAAATAATAGTTCGTATAAACCGATGACTGCGGTTAAAGTTGATTTACCAGCTTTGCGAGGAATATAAACAATGACATCAGTTGTCATTCTTTTGTCATGATCTTTTTTATGACGAAATCCATATATGCCACAAATGAGCATAATTTGAAAAGGTTGAAGCTCTATTGGTTTTCCAGCATCAGGGCCTTTAGTGTGTTGCAGAACTGAAACAAAGTGTAGAACATGGTCTACATATTCAGGAATGAATTCATATTCCCATTGTTTGTCTTCCATGAAGTTTAGGAATCGCTGACAAGCAAGTTGGATATTTTTACAAACTTCTATATTGCCTTTGACTACATCATTGGCATATTTGATGCCTATCTTATAATCCATTATCTTTTAACTTGTGGCCCTTGTAGTAATCTTCCAATCATTGAGTTTGTAGTTGGGTTAGTGCTGCCCTTTCCTAATCTGCCTTTAGGTGTTAATCCTAATTCATTCATTAAAGCGATGATAAGTTTAAGCGCTTCTTTGCGGATAGATACATAAGGCGATGGCCCAATAGTCTTTCCATCATTAAAGCTAGTTACTAAACCTTCAACCGCAATATGTCGATTACAATCTATGTAAGTATCAATCTGATCGGCAAGCATGGCTAATGAATGTTTGTCTTGATCCGAACCTAGTCCATAAAGATCATAAAGATAATTGGAAGTTTCAAAAACAAATTTGGGTTTACTCCACGCATCGGGATTGTCCATCCACTCGGCTTGAGGAATTCTTGTGCGTAAATTTTCAGGCATGGGAATTCCCATATTTTCGCCTTTTGTGCCTTTAACAATATGAAGTTCAGGTGGAAGCTTGGCAGTCATTATAGACA